CACCCACTTTTCTATAAAAAAATAAATAAATAAATATATTATTACATACATACATTAATAATACACTAAGAGACCATTAGTCATCGATACCATACCAACAGTCAAACACTACGCCATCCCATCCACAATGGGCCACGCAGTGGCCCGTATCGATGCCCCAGAGCAAAGCAAAGAACATACCCCAGTAGTACCACAGAATACATACACCCCCCCACCCCCCCCGTTAAGGAATCTATTATTCAAAGGATACCCCCCCGAGGGAATATACACAGGCCCCTTCCGCAAACTTGGTAATGGTTGGAGTAAAACAGGTATTACTGGAGGAGTCAATGATATTCTGGTGGTATTTTTTATGGTTTTGTATTTTATATGAGTTTAACACATGAAGAACTGGCCGAAGGGCTCGGGGTGAGCAGGGTGAGGGTAACTCAGTTGGTTGGTGGTGGAATGCCTGTTGAAAGTTTAGAAGCGGCGGTAGCGTGGAGGGATGCTCGGAGGAGTGAGAACCAGAGGGCTGGTCATATCAGTCAGCCAGTGCGTCCGATAAACTTAGAAAGGTTGGGGGAGATATTGGAGAGTGTTGAGAAGAGGACTGGGGATGACGAGATGGATGGGAGAATTAGTCAACAGGTTGCGTTAGTTGATATGACTCGTGAGGTATTTGAGAGTGCGTTGCGGGAGGGCGACCCGAGCCAGAGTAAGTTGTATGGGAATTACGATAGAGCGATAGCCACGCTGTTGAGGTTGGAGAGGGAGCGTCATATACGGTTGCAGGAGAGAGGGCGGTTGGTTGATGCTGATGAGGCTACGCAACGGTTTGGCAAGGTCTTGGGTTCATTGAGGAGTTTGATTGAGAGAGCGGAGTTGACTGTTGCTCCTGCGGCTAATCCCGATAACCCGACTAAGGCATTGAAGGCGTTCAGAGAGTTCAAGGACGACCTGTTTCGGAAGGTATCGGAGTATGCACCGCAGGTAGCGTTTACGGAGGGCGTGGCGAAGCCACTGCCCCCTGTTGAGGATGCACCAGTGGATGGAGAGGAGGTCTTTGGTATTGGGACTGTGGGAGGCGTTGGAGGGGCTGATGATGACGTTAAGTTTGAAGAGTTGATTGGGGATGTTGGGGAGGTTAGTGACGAGGGAGACGGAGGGGATGTAACTGTATAGTATGCGTGCCCAAGCGATAGTGTTGTTTTATAAAATAAACTTTGCTGTTGCCAAGCACGCAAGATGGTGGCTTACTCTCTACTCTGTAACTCGCAGGTTCTTGCCTTGAAACGGGGTGTGTGAAATGGGCACAAAAAAGGCACAACAATAGTTGTGCCCGTTTTGTCTTAATATAAGTATATACTCAGTCTAATTTCCACCCAACAGTAAAGACAAGAGAATCATGCTGTTTCCTTATATACTTATAAAAATTAAAATTAAAATCACTTGGGCTTGTGACGTAACTTAAAGCATCATCATCAGTGTAAGAATCTTGAAATGAATTAATTGGACTAGTACCCAAGGCGGCAAAACCATCTGGCTTTTGAAATCCATTATCTATATTTTGCCTGTTCCATACGTAAGTAAACTCGCCGCTGTATGGATTAAAGGTTACACTTTGAATATCATATTTTCTCTCTGAATATGTACGAATAGTATACACTCTTGCAGTTCTTTCACTAAATGCTGGACTAGTTCTGTAAAAGAATCCTTGAAACTTGCAGTCCCCTTCCGAAGTTTCATTCTGGTCAATGCGTTCTGTTATTTCTGGTGGTATCGGGTATATGCATTCACCATGTAAAGTACTTCCGCCGTTGTTGTTCTGCGTGCCAAATCCACCAATTGGAGCGTAGCCATATCTGACAGATGGAATGACAGCACTTATATCCCAGTCAACTCCAATTGTATGATAAGGCTGGCAAGGAAGTGGATGATTGCGGCTTCCTGTTACATGATGCAAACTTGAACTTGGCACTAACTCATAGTCATCCGATTTCAACGTTGGCCACATCTCAATGGAAAATCCATGAGCATTATAATAACCACCAATACTTCTGGGCAAAACAGATGACACATAAGCAAACTGTCTATCCCCGCCTTGAGCCATTGCATCTATGCCCCCACTGTAATCCCTCAAGTATGTCGCCGCATGAATTCCCTTTTTTAGATGAATTTGATTTCCGTTTGAATCTTTCAATCTTTCGTAAAATCTATACGTTGCTTCATCATACGGATAAGATTGATATACGGAATTTATGTCATTATAATTTTCAGCGGGTGAGGCATTTTCGTCTCTGACATATCTTGCAATTGTTACGTTGCCCTCGGTTGTGGCATCATATATTGGAATTTCAACTTGTGTCCGTTCTTCTGGGTCAAGTGGAAATTGTGATGCCACATCTAGTCTGTCGCCATTATATCCTCCGTGCATCCTTACTGGAAACAGAAACTCTGCGTGTATTGGGCGTTTTTCATATACAGTCACAGAAGGGCCACTAGAACCCTCTGGGTAAGTTTCAACCGAATCAACCGTGATTGTACTGTACTCCATTTCAATCTCCCAAGTTCTTATACCATCTGAGTCAACTTCTAGATTTGGTTCACTGTTTCCGCCAAAATATCTCACTGAGGCAATATATACATAACCTCTGACTCCGTTAAAGTAGTATACCCGTTGCCCGATTATATACTCTCCTTCTGAACTCCAGTCTGATGCCCAAGAAGGGTCTATTACCCAGTTTCCGTTTTCATCTGGAGATTGAGTTGTTTCAGTATACGAGGGTATTGCCCTCCAAGCATAACTAGCAGTTAAGGCTGAGTCTGCTTGATAAAACACTAAACTACCTGCCCCATACCTTCCAGCCGAAGCGTTTGCTTGAGTCCAAACTGGCAAAGCGGATGCTCGTTTTTTAATCATTTCTCAAATAGTCCACCACTGCCAATATACCTTTGTAGAACCAGCCTTTACTCTTGCAACAGAAAGGTTTCCATATGCATGAATTTGAGTTACTGAAACTGATGGTTTTTCATCCTCGCTCTCGTCTCCAGCGTTGTACTTTATGCTTGCGAGAGGATACTGAGATGTTGCCATCTTCATTGTGTCCGTCTCAAGTGCCGTTACAAACTTTATTTCAGAAACGCTTGGAAATGGCTTTTGTGAATCATAAGTACACTCTACAACTATATATCCATCAGCAGTTATTAGAATTCTTGGATTAACTAAGGCTCCGCCAATTTCGGTTTCTGGTTGGTCCATGTAGTTACTGCCAACCTTTGGTATTGCTCTATTAACAGTCCCAATAGACGTTGTAATCCAGCAATTATCATTAGAGTCTGTATATCCAAACACTTGAAAGTTTCTGAACTGTCCGCCAGTGACGTAGTTAGTACTCTGTATTACCGTTGAGTTGGAATACCTTCTTACTTGATATCCATTTCCACTTGTTATGGTTGCTCTATCTATAGACCTTACAAGACCTTGAAGTTTATTTACATGAAGTGAGTCTCCAACGGTAAACTTTGGCGTTCCGCCGTATAACGGATTATATCCGTCTGTACTTCCAAGGTGTCGTATGCCCATTGTTATTATTTATCTGTACTAACCTCTAGTTTATCATACATATATATGTTATGAGGCTTGTCAAGAATTGATAGTGTTAAGTCTAATTCAACTTTAAATATAGTTCCGTGTTCGCTTACATTTACACCAGTGAGTAGCCAAGAAAGGTTCGACTTTGAAGCATCAAAGTACTCTGGTGCATATGGAGGTATATCGCACTGTTTTCCAAGTCCATCATACGCAAGCGGACCCCACTGCAAAACGGACCTGCAATAGTATTGAACCTTGCAAGTAGCCGTTGGCGTAACGAATTGTTCAATTGCTGGAACTTTTGGATGCTTTGGTCCAAATGATACGAAATAGCCATTGTCGTCACGCTTTATCTTCTGAATGTCGTTATTTGCCTCTGCCTCCCACTCTGCAAACTTCGGGTGGAATTTGACGCTATTTTCACTGGCGGCTCCAGATAAAGAAATTTCTGGTTTAGTCATGTTGCCGTTTGCTATGCCAATGTACTTCGCATTGGCATAGCCGATTCTAGCCTTTCCGTAAGTTGATTGAACGTCCCAGCACAAGAGTCTGTCGTCTGCTGGGTGAGGCGTTCCAACCTTTGGGATATCAGAGTCGTTGCCTTTGAGTGCATGCTCAAACACAAACTTGGCACTTCCTTCAAGCAGTCCACGTCCATTGTCTGTAATCTCCCAGTCTGGCTGAAGACCCTTGTAAGTGGCTGGCATACCCCCGTGCTTGACGGGGGTAGACTTTGACGATGTAAAACCGTTTGCTCTGTATGGGAATGTTGGCATAAATTATCTTCCTCCTCGGGTGTATGGTCCTGTAAGTTGTTGTGGTACGTTTCCGAACTGGTCTGGTGATAGACCAAACTGCTTAAGTTGTATTTCGTATGATTTTCTGAGGTAGTCAAGTGAAGACTTTGCTACGCTGAGTTGATTTTCTCTAACGTCCATACCGCCACCCATGCCCTTCTTTGCGGCATCAGATGCACTGTATTGGAACTGCATCATTGACAGTTTGTCAAATTCTTTTTGAGCCCCCATAGTAGATTCTTCAAATTGCTTCTGAGCCGATAAACGCTCCTCTTGCGACCGCTTTGGGTCGTCCATAACCTTTTGAAGTTGTGCTTCATCTCTCTGCATTTTCTGAATAGCGTTTTCTACCTTAACGGATGCCTTGTCCATTGCAGTCATACCCTGTCTTGTCATAAAGTCCTGCTCACGCTCTTCCATAGCCTTTATTGTGTTGTCCTTTCTCGCCTTCTCTGAGTCCTCACGCTCTCTAACCATCTTAAGCATGAAGAGTTCATGGGCCCTTTCTTTTTCCATAAGTTTTATCTTTGCCATGCCTTCGTTCTGAATAGCATCTGCTATCTTCTGTTGGTCCTTGGCGGAAGCGTCTTCAAGGTCTTTTCTGTCCTCTATGAGATTCTGTAATTCCTCATAAGCCTCCACTACAGCAAAGGCACTTTCCTGCTGTTGGCCACTTGCAGTCGAAGCCATTGCCTCCTTGAGGGTACGTCCACGGGCCTGTCTTTTCTTTTGTAAGTCAATCTTTCTTTCTTCTTGCGTCATCGGAACTGGAGCATTCGGGTCAACGACTATTTCAGCCTTATAGCCAGCACGGTCAAGTGAGGCTTGTGTTGCCTTTTTAGCATCCATAAGGTCTTCTTTTTCGTTACCAAGGCGAATGGAAAGAGCCTCGGCCTTATTGTAATCTTCTTGTGTAGCCTTACCGATAGCCATCGCCTTATATATCTCCATTTGAGCCTTAGCGTGCGACTTACTACTTGCTTCATTTTTCGCTATTTGAGCATCAAGACGCTTCATGTCTTCAATCTTTTCCTTAATCAACGCCCCTTCTTTAACCATCCCCAACGACTCACCAATTGCATATACGTTTCCAGTCATTCTGTCTGCTGACTTTGAAAATTCCTTACCTGCATTTGCTCCAATTTCACCCATGTCTGAATACTGACCACGACCACTCTTAAAATTCTTATCAGAGGCATCAATCATTGCCTGTCCAGCCGCAATTTCAGAATCACCAGCCAATCCAGCAGTTGCAAACTTCTTTGCACGACCAGTCGCCAATACAATTTCTCCGCCAATTCTTTGCCAAACCCCAAGTATCAAGTAAAGACCTCCGAGAATCGCTTTTCCAATAAGTTGTACTCCAACTTTTAAAGCCTCAACTATCACACCAAGCATTGATACTAAAAGTGCAATTACTTGCACAACTGGCATTAAAATTGGCTTTACGTCCTGTGCAATCTCCTCCATTGTTGCGGATATTCCAGAAAGAGACTGAGTCATTGATGTGCTATACTTGTAGCCAGACGATTCTGCGTCTTTCAATGCTGTACCATTAGCCTCAATAATCAAAAGTTGATTCTGCCAATTTGCACCATATATTTCTTGAAGAAAAGCATTTCTTCTTGACTCATCTCCAATTGTCATTACCTTTTTTCTAACTATATCCATAGCCAACGCTGTATTTCCAGCGGCGGCGTTAATGTCATCTTGACTTACCCCAAGTGCTTTAAAGGCTTGGTCTTGTGGACCCCCAGGTTTTAGAAGGGCCTTGTTCATATTCATCTCCAAGAATCTGAACCCTCTAGCCAACTGACCAATTGACTGACCAGACGCATTTGCCATTACCTGTAACTTACCCATTTGTGAAATTGGTATGTCGTATTTAGTTGATATTGCTATGAGTTCCTTTGACTCATTTATCAACTTTTTACCAGCCGCAATGCAGTAATCCAACGCAACTTGGTATGCATTGAACTTAGATATGTTATCACTTATGCCACTGGACATTTTGTTAAACATTCCATCAAAAGTTCCACGCATTTTAGAAATGCCCGCATTAAAGTTTGCGGCATTTAGAGCCATCGTCCAAATCATAGAATCTTCATATCCTTTCCTTCTCTCTTTGCGTAAATAGCCTTCTTTACGCTTTCTTCAAAGTTAGCAAGTCTACTAACGTCTTCCTTTTCGCCTTCTTCGCTATCTGTTGTTATTATGCTTATCTCTGCACCTTCTTGAAGTCCAAATGCCGTGGCATACCATATTGATTTTGCAAATGGCATATTCCAAGCCTCTTCCTCGCTGAATCCAAACTTTGTCATAAGTATGGTTGTTATCGCTATCGTCTCTGGAAGGTTTGATGGTTTTTTCTGAGTCTCAGTTTCGTCTTGCTTCATCCATAGTTTGGGGACTGTCATTGACTCAGACAAATAGTGCCCGAACTCGGCATAAGCATGCATCTGTCTTGATATTATGCCCTCAAGCATATAGTACTTTAGCCTCTCTCTGAGTTTTGGACGTTTTGCCGCCTCTACCCAGTTCGAAGTTGAGCATATCCTCAATGCTATAAAGAGGTCTTTATAAGACAAAGTCTCTGCCTTTTCTGGGTCTAGAAAAGGCGACTCCATAGCCTGTAGCGTTATGAAGTGCCTTGGGCAGAAGAAATCTAACTCAATACCCCCAACGATATACTTGGGGGGGTTGAGAAAGGCCTGTAAGAACCTTTTATCCACGGCTTTTCCTTAAGCCGATATAAGGCTTAAGTGGTAAGAGTGATTCCAGAAACGCCCTCGTAACAGGAGGCTTTGATATCAACTTTGACAAATTCTTTTGAGCCAGCAGACATACTGACCTCAGTGATAAGAGCAGTTTCGCCATTGATTGAAAACGTAGCCCCAGCCTTTACGATTGTTATGGCGGAAGTAAGAACTCTTCCGCTTACTGAAATTTCTGCACGTGCATCTGACATTCTGATTCCAGAAACAATTCCGTCTTGATTCATTATTTCTTCCATATTAGAGTACTTGACTGCTCTTGAATAAGAGTCAATAAGTACACCAGTGACGGAGAGATTATCAGCACCGTATTTAAGAACCGTTCCGTATGTCTTCGGTACAGAGAGACCAGTACTACCTTGAGTGTTCTCAATGCCATCGAACTGCGGAGGATTTGTTGCAAAATTTTCAGCCATTGTAGTTTGTTATTTACTTTTTGATAATGTCAATCGCTTCTTTTGCTTTTGATATCTTTGACGAGTTGGCGTTTTTAACGCCAACGATAAATCCACCAATAAATCCAAGTACTAATGCAACTATAGCGAGCAACATATAAGCATTGGCTTCTGTCAACTTATATCCAGAACACCTTACTGGCTAACGCTTGGGTTTGAGTTGTAATTATAGTGGACTTGGAATTTCATTTGCGTCCCAAGTCTACGCTCCTCTCTCATGTCTGTAACTCCTTGGTAAAGAACATTATATATAAAAAGAAACTTAACATTTGTTAGTTTTCTTTTCTCTCTATCAAGAACTACAGCCCTTACCTTGTCTACAACATTCATATGCTCAGTTGGAGACTCTTCATCTGAACTCGACATTACTATTATGTCTAAGTCTGATTCAAAGTTGTCTTGTGCGTCTGGATGGTCAATCATCGGCTTGCTTTCTCCAACGACAACAATTATGCACGGTATCTTCCTCTCCTCGTAAGTGTTGGATTCAACAACGTCATAGAGTGAACCTTCAAATTCATTCTTTAGTTTTTGGACGTAATTAAACTCTAATGCTCTTCGTTCGCTCATATATTATTATTTTATTGAATTCCAGAATTTTGGCATGTCTCGAAATAGTTTTATTTGGTCAGCCTCCATGCGTGCAATTCCTTTTTTCCAAACAGCCTGCTGGATTGAACTGTTAAATATTCCATTTAAATCTGCAAATTTATTTTCTATTTTCATACTAATGTGTCCTCTTTCTATTTTTTTAACGCTTCCACTCCCCCATCCAAGTGTTTTGTAAGGCCAAGTAGTTGGAGATACTCCAGAAGGAAGCGTCTTCCCAAGGCCTTTTGCCGCCTTTAGCCATCCATTTATAACTATACTTGCGTAAGTATATAAACCCTTTGCGTTTGAAACCTTTTGTATTGTTGACTTGTTTTTTACGTAATAATTGTGAGTTCTTGGGTTTTTCTTATACTGACTCTTCCACCATATAAAGTCTCTTAATTTAGCATCATCTTGAACAAATTTAGCCTTTGGAGCATCGTCTGGTGTAGTAAAGCCCTTATTTTGCATAAGTGTAGTTAATAAACCCCACTTACCAATAGATGCAAGCCTTTGATGTGTTGGACTCTTAAACGAAATGCCCTTGCCCATCACATGTTGTGCAACGCTTTGATAACCAGACATTAACCAGAACTCTGGACTTCTATTTTCCCAAGGCTTAAAAGCAACGTTGGCTAACTGTTTATTCTCTTTTTCAAATACTTGCAATGCATTATGTGCAGTAAGTGCCGCAGTCGCACGAGGCGGCATTGAATGCTTTGCCATTTCGTGGCAAAGCCCAGCACCATTAACTCTCAATATATTTTCTGCTCGGGTTTCAAACTCTTTATAGAACATTACTAATGCTCTCGGAAAGTTGCTTTTAACGGAATGGTCAAAAGTAACCCCGCCTCCAGAAACTGAAGCAAAGTAATCCTTTGTTGCGGCGAAATCAAATCTGGCCATATTATTGATTGAATATTACTACATTAGCGTCAAGCCACGGGCTTGGCGGTCTGTAAGTTATATTATCTATAGCGTATACTCTTCCAAATATTGTTATTCTTTCACCAAAGTCTGGAATTTTCTTTTCTAATTTACTTCCCGTTTCAATATAGAATCTTACTCTATATCCTGCCTTGAATGTAAAACCACCAACATCAAGGGAATCTTGGACATTATTGTTGTCAAGAAGCACTATGTACTTTTCGTTTCTAAACGTCACCTCTCGTCCAAAGTCCGAAAGGAACTCATTGGCATCGCTTCTCATTTCATCCCATAGTGACATATGCTTTGTTGTTGAGTGGTAACCTTATGTTATATAAACAAAAAGGGGTGGCAGTTAGCCACCCCTTGAGGTATGTCCACCGATGAACGGTTACTTACCGAGGTCTATTTTCTTATCATCAACCACTGGAGCGTCAACCACTGGAGCATCCCACGTTGGCTTTGTAGCCTCCGTAGTGGCGTTACGAGCCGCTTCCGACTTGCAACGCTTTGTTGGGTGTGGATGCTGGAACAAATACGCTTCCTTGCCAGTCTCACGAGCCTTGTTGAACTCGTCTAGAGCCGATTGAGCGTCAGTACGCTGATAAGCCTTGCCAACTGGGTTGCCGTTTTTGTCGATGGTAATGATGAATGTGAATTTCTGTGCCATATAAGGTCTTTAAAGTAAGACCCCCCTTTCGGGGGGTCAAGTGTTATCTTTTAAAACTACCGCTTACGAAGCGATAATCTTGGTGAGGCAGTTCGGGTTACCAATCGCAATGCCGTAGAGAATCGACATTGAGAGTTTTTGCTCACCAGTCGTGCCATCATACCACTCACGGACTTGAACGGTAAGACCGCTCTTTTCATCTGTGGCGGCGGCTACATCACCATACCAGTTGGTCGGGAGAGCAGGCTGACGGGTTGCGATAAGGAAGGCTTCGGGTGACACGGCGATACCCTTAAGGTTCGTGATTGTGGCAGGGAACGCAGAGTACTGGTTAACTTCAAACCCGTGGATACGAGGCAGAAGGTTCTCAGTCAGAGGAGCGTTAGTACCAGAAGCATACTGTGCTTGGATGGCATCATCCTTAGCGAGGGACGTGTAAAGCGATGGCTTAACAATCAGCAAACGACCCGCTTGAGGAACGTCAAGGTCGGTAAGTGTTTGAGAGATTGATGCAACGGAATCCGCATCAAAGGCGGCAACTGTGCTGTTATAACCAGTTGAAGAGTAATTACCAGCAGTGACGAGGGCGAACATGTCGTCAAGGACGGCCTTCGAAACAGCGTGAGCGGCAGGACGGATGAAGGTTCTGCGAAGGAGGTCGTAACCACCCTTAGCAACTTCACCATCCGAGAAGCCCATTACGAAGCCCTTATGGTTAGATAGAGTGACGGTCTTGGCAACGGAAGTCACGTCAGACTTGGCATAACCGTTAGCACCGATATCGGTAACAGAGACGGAATTGGCAAGACGAGTTGTGACTGCTTCTCCACGAGAAGCGATATCACCACCAAAGTTCGTTGAGAACTTGGAGATGAGCGGGAATTCAGCAAGAAGCGTTGTGAGCGAGTCCTGTGCGATGATTGTGAGGTTTACACCTCCGAGAGTATTGGCCATAGTTTATATATTATATCCTTGCGGATAACGATGGGCCCATGTCAACCACTGCAATAAAAAGGCCCTCGTTTGAGGGCCTTTGTTTGGCAATTTATTTACTTCTTCCCTTGTTGGAACGACCGCCTTTACGCCTTGGTCTTGCTTTTCTTGCTTTTCTATCCTTTTTACCACCGCCACCTTTTCGTCTATTCCCAACTTGGACTATACCAGCCGCAGAAATAAATCCTTTTGCGTCACCACGCTTAGAGCCACCACCCTTTGTTGCCTTGCCACCATCTTTCCCGCCCTTTGCTGGCTTGGCGACACCACGATTTATAAGACCACCAAGACCTCTCTTGGGGCCACTTGAAGACGGTTTTGCAACTGCGGGCATACCTCGACCAAGTCTGGGCTGATTTCTTCTTCCACCTGCGACTCTTGGCGTTGGCTTAGATGCAGGCTTTGGTTGACCACGGGGTACGGGTTTTGCGGCCTGTACGGGCTTTGATGCAGGCTTTGCAGGTTGTGCTGGTTGTGCTGGTTTTGCCACAGGTGTGGGCAGACCACGACTTCCGCCAATCTTCGGCCCAGTGTTTGCTGGGGCTGGAGTTAATTGACGCTGACCTTCACTGACTAATCTATTGGCTACAGCAACTTTATTGCCTGCGTTTATTTTAACGCTACTTCCATCCCCAAACTTTATAGTATCACCAGAGCGTAGAACATCAAGCAGTTCCTCCTTGGACATTGAGCCATTGGGGTTTTCTTGAGTAGTTCCAAATGATGAAAGAACTCGCAACTCGCCCTTGCGAGTTGCTGTTTTTACGCCAGCGGCATCAGTGCGAATTTCTTTGCCCGTAGAGAAGCGACCTGCTCCAGTCGCATAATATGTTCTTCCTCCTCCTGCCATAAATTACTTGGAGCGTCCTTGACCAGAACGACCTCCCTTACGAGGAGACGGGAGACGGGTAGTGCTTGACTTCTCTCCAAACAACTTTGGAGCAGACGGCTTTCTTGGTCTTGGAGTTGACTTAACTCCAGAGGCTTTGCGAGCCGCTCTGTCCTTGACGTTTTGCTTCAACTTGTCGCCCTTGGCCTTGGCAAGTACGCTCTTGCTTGAGCGAGGAAGGAATCCGCCTGTCTTTTCAGCACGAGTGTTAAGTTTGGTGTTACCCTTGCTCTCGTTTTGGCCTTTTGCAATTTGCGTATTCTTAGAATTGGGAGACGGCTTGTATGTAGATGTTGGACCAACTTGTCCCTTGAATCCAATCTCTCCACCTGTTCTTCCAGCACGACCAAGTGAAGAACCACGACCAATGGCTTCCAGCATTCCCTGTGATAAGAATTTTGGCACGTTCCCTGTGTCACGAGGAGCCTGTCCTTTTTGACCACGTGTTTGTCCTTTAACTGTACCGTCTTTATTCTTTTTGGCAGTATTTGCGTTGCCCTTAAATACTTCTACAGAGCCACGTTTTTGAACGTTGCTGTTCTTAGCCGACCTTCCAAAGTCCTTTGCTGGACGCTGAATAGTAGCACCAAGTCTACCAATCAATTCCTCACGATTGCTTGCACGGACGACATGCAGAATTCCGTCTGGAGTTCTGATTTTGTCTCCGTTTCTAATCATATCTCGGGCATCCGAGTGACTAATTGTACCCTCTCTGTTAGAAGTTGTGGCCCCATGCATGGGCTCCACCTCTTGATTCATAACATTCTTTGGGTCTTGGTTATATTGTCTGAGGGCAGAGCGGTCAGCCCTTACCTCAAAGGCTCTTGTGAAGGAGCCAGTTCCTGTTGCGTGCCACGTTCTTGACATAGTATCGATACTATATGTTCAACAATCTGCTGAAGTCAAGCGTTCTTTTACGAACGCTTGGCTCTAAGGAGGGCAGATGCGTGACGCTCGATGATAGTCTTATTAGCGAGGTAGAACTTACGCTGTTCCGTACCCTTGAGGGCTTCGAACTGCTTAAATGCTTCTTCATCAGTCTGTTCTGAGTCCTTGGCCTTATGGTCAATTGACACTTCAACGGCCTCAACTCCAGTTCGTGCAACGATTTGGGCGGCTTTTTGCTCTACCGTTGAGGCGGACTTCTCGATTGTGGAAACCTTTGCCATCAGTGAGTCGAACTTGTCGCTAAGGGCCTTCATCTGTGCAACGGCTTCTTCTTTTGCCTTTGTTTCCTTTGCGAGTGCAACCTTGGTGACTTCTACTTCTGCTGAAGTTTCTGACTTGGAATTACTTACGGAAGCAAGTTTTTCAAGTACCGCTTCAATCTTGTCATTAAGGGCTTTAGCAGTTGCGTTAATTGAGGACTCTTGAGAAGCGACAGGAGCAGTGCTTGCTTGTTCGGCTTTGACTTCCTTGACTTCTTTTGCTTTTGGTTCTTCATTAGATTCTTCAGCCTTTACTTTCTGGCCGATGCGAAGACGCTTACGCTTCATAACTTCATCTTCGTCATCTTCCATGTCATCTGGCTGACCAGTCACCTTTGTCTTATTGACACCATCAAGTACGTTTCCGCCTTCGGCAGGAGCAGGAGCAGGGGCATCTTCGGCCATCTTGGCTTCTTGTTCTGGCTTACGACCTGTGTCTTCAGAACTCTGTTCATATTCAGCCTTGGCTTCATTCGGGCCTTGAAAGCGTCCGCCAGTTTCCTTAAATCCGCCAACCTTGTCTGGAGATGCATCGACAGGGTTTCCTTCTGTCTTCATTTCGAGACGCTTGCCCTCGTCATCATTGTCTGGGTTCTTGTCTGGGACTTGATAGAGCCCAGCATACTTTGCCTCCATGTTCTCTATCTGCTTCCCCATCTGCATGTTGCACTCCTTCATGGAGGCATCCATTTCAATAACCTTCTTCATGGCCTCAGTGAGACCTTCTTCCATCTTCTTCATGCGGTCGAAGTATGTGTTGTTGTCTCCAGCCATCGCCGTGAGTTTCGCATCGAGTGCAACGGTCTGCTTGGTCTGAGACTCGATAAGTTCTTTGAGGATGGTGTCTATGGATTTGCTCATATTATGTATTAATAGTTATAAATGTTTGGTTGTCAACCCAAGCGAACTTCGGTTGCGTATTAAAATCTGTTTCCGAGAAGCCTGCTAAGGCTTTCGTCCATGTTGAATTGTCTATTCATCTTGATAGAATCGACAACATCCTGCCACTTGTCAACGAGATTTGTAGCAAGTCCGTTTCTTACGGCTTCATCGCCATAGAACGACTGACCTTGAAGGTCTTCCTCGCTGGCAAATGCTCTTACGAGTCTAACATCTCTTATGAATCTTCTGTGAAGTTCATCAACTTCATCTTGAAGTCTTTGCCTTTGTAACTCAGAAAGGCCAGTGTTTTCTACACCAGCGGCTTTGTAAGCACCAGACTTAATGATTTCGACCTCAACGCCTTCCTTCTCGTACTTCTTGTCCATGTTCTTGAGTGTCAAGTAGATACCGCAAGCACCAATGCTTGAGGAGGATGTTACATAGAAGCGAGAGCATTGGCTGGCGAGCCAGAATGCGGCGGAGCCGCAGTCTCCTTCGCAATAAGCAATAGTCGTCTTTGGGTAGTTTCTAATCTTCTTAGCCATTTCTTCAAGGCCAGAAGTTGAACCACCACCAGAATCAAACTTAAATACAATTTCAGAAATGTCATCACGCTTTTCCCAGCAATCTAAAGTACATGCTATTTCCTTGAGGTCAGCACATCCAAGCATTCTTTCAATCTTCGTCAAGCCCTTGCCTATTACGCCCTCAATTGGAATGCATCCCATTCCGTCCTTAATTTCTGGGTCTTTAACTGTAGAGAAAAACGAATCAGCATCAATTCCAGCATTTGGGCCATCTTCTTCATCAACCCAAGGGTTTCCAGCACGTGGACGCTTCTTTGGCTTACTGGCCTTACTCTCATACTTATCGGACCAAGCAGACAGGTAATATGCTATGTCTGGATTGGAAAGAATCATGTTGGCATTGTCCAAGAATGCTTTCGCTTTCAGTGGGTCAATTAACATCGGCCTTCCAGCCGATATTGCGTAACAGAGGTCGTTTCTAATCATCGTATGTATGTTTGTTCTTTGGGTAGTGATAGTCCTTCGTTTTGCTTCGGAAGGGTTTCGTAAGAAATTGTTGTTTCGTTAACGGGAGATGTTCCGCCATCGATAGATGGCTCACTGGTTTCTGGCTGAGTAGCACCAACCAAGTCGTCTTGCATCTCGATTCCCTCTTGAGGGTCTACGGTCTGCATTAACGGCTTTCCATCTGGGCCAATGACGGGTTGTCCGTCTGGGCCAATAACTGGCTTGCCCATTTCATTCGGAGAAGGTCCACCGCCTTGTGGGGAGAATCTGAAGAGGTCTTCCCTGTCGAGACCAGTTTCCTTAGCAAGTTTCTTCAAGAACAGGAAGTTCTTAGCACGCTTACGCATAGTCTTTTCATACTGTAAGCCACGTGCGGCGAAGTCATCCTCAAGAGTGTTTCTTCCCATTTCAAGGTCGGCACGCTCATTCTGAGCGTCACGACCAGCATCTACCGTTACATTCTTTGTAACCATCCATTCAACACGCCACCAGTTTTTTGCTGATGGAAGGTCTCCACGATTAATCTTAGTCCCAAGCCAGTACTGGAAATAAGGATTTAGAAATCTACTAATTATTATATTCTGTCTCTTCGAGAAGTATCTTGATGCCTTTGCTACGACTAGTCTTACGGCAGAGCCACCAGCCTTTGTTGGGTCTGCTAAAAACTCATATGGCAACGAGCCCATTACAGAGTCTCTACGAAGGTGTTCAATGAAGCCAGTAAAGGCCGTTGTCGGCCTTGCTGGCGTGTAAGTCACTAGTTCCTCATTGGGTTGTATAACAGCAGTAACGCCGCCAAGAACTCTATCTAAATTACCAGTATCTGTAGTACCAGTGCCAAGGGGTTGACCAAGGCCGATATCTCCATTGTCGGCAGACGTGTCGTGTGTCTTAAATATTCTAGATACACGAGCATTGTCTTTAGCCGCAACTTTTTCCATTGCCAACAAGTCCATCTCGTCTCGCATGTTGTTAATTGCATGCTGGTGCGGAGGGTATGCACGAGATGATGAAGCGTGTGTAGCCTCATATACATGCATCATTGACGATGCTGGAATTGGAGTATGAGAGCCATCAGACTGCTTTACATAATATATACTTGGAATGCCAAATTTATTATATCTTACTCCGTCTGATATATTAACATCCTCCTGCATAGTTGGTGGCGTTTCCACTCTGTGCGACTCTATGATTTGAAACTTCGGAATGCCGTTTCTTTTTGCTTTTATTAAGAAAATCTCACCATCTCTGTCAAGTGACTCACATATGATATAAAGTGACTCAAGGAGAGAAAACCTTCCAGTGACTTCTGGGGACTCTGACTCTTGCTCCCACTCTGCCTCAATGAGGGACTGCCATTCAAAGTCTCCACCATTTGCCTGCATATGTATTCCATCACCGATGGAATACAATGCGGTGTCCTTTATCTGCTGTCTAAATAAACCGTTATTTTTTTCAAGCCATCTTGAAAGACGAACCATTTCACGCCGAACCGTTGCCGTCATTTCCTTGCGGAAATCTGTCGGCATTGGTGCGTCTATTCTAGTCCTGTTGGGAGAATAGCGTGCAGAGTCCCAAGTCCCCGTATAAGCCTTTGGCTTTATAACGTTTGAGATTGCAAGTCTTGCTCTATCAAAGAGCCCGAGCGGCTTTTTACTTTCTTGGTTCATCTATAAATTGAGCGACCATAGTTGGTCCAAAGACCTCTTATGTTCTTGCCATCCAATTTATCGAGTGCATATTGGCATTCGTGAAGGATTTCTTTTGGAGGCATTGCAAATTGTTTAGATGCGTTATTTACGCCATCTCCGTAAGACATAATCGTTTTCCCTTGAAGAATCAACTCAACAGCCTTATCCCTCATTTTTTCAATGGTTTCACGGGGTAATCCGACAAATATTCCTTCAGCGGCCATAAGGGTTGCCCAGTGTCAACTTGTTACCCGTCACTTCTTTTATCTCTTCTGTCGATAAGTTCTTTATGGAATTTCTCCCATAGTTTCCTAATTTCCTCGATTTCAGCATCTGATGGCTTTATTGTCGTTTTTATGACATTTGGGTCACGAAGGCTTCTGTCGTCTTTGAATATTGTTTCTTTTTTGATTGGATTATTGCTTTCCATAAAAGTGATTATTTGTCAAGTCCCTCAAAGCCCTTATTGGGTATAAAGGTGAATTTTACACCCGCTATCGCCGCAATTTCTTTTGCTCCGTGATGCTTGTCTCTCCATAGTGCAAGTTCTGACTTTGAGCATCCAAACTTCGTTGTTTTGTCGTCTTTGATGCCCTTTTGAGAAAGGTTTATTCTAACCAGTGTTCTAACATAAGACTTAGTAATGTCAGAGTTAGTTAACTTTAAAGGCTTAGATTTCTCCAAAATGTAAGTTCCTTCTTTGGAGGTTACAACCATTCTTCTTTCCCCCGTGTCTCTAAATCCCTGCCAGTCTCCAATTGAAAAGTTTCCTCCAAAAAATTCTCCTTTTAAGACTGGATGTGTGTGGATTGTGGTTCCTCCAACTAACTGACCAGCACCAGTTGTCATGTAAACTATACCGCTCTTTGCTTGCGTGTCATAGCCAAGGAATTTGCCATTTTTATCATAAGAGGCCATCAACTCGACTTCCGAGTTAGCCCACTTTTTTATCAAATTATCAAGTGAGAACTTAAACTTCTTATCCTCCATTTCGTTTTTTGTATCTCCGTCTCGGAGTGCTTTAAGGATTCTTAGTACATTTAACTGAATAAACTCATCTGTTGCTCTTGCGTTTTCCAGTATTTCCTTTTGTTGCTTCTGAGAGAGTCCAAGCGTTTTTATATAAGCCTCAATCATTTTAATGTCCGAAACAGTGTTTACCATTCCAGTCCTGCCAAGGGCATCAATTAACGTATTCTCAGCCGCTTGCTTACGCTCCATAGACTCAACCTGTTTCTTGGTTGGAATAATGACCTTTCGGCCTTCCTTGATTTCGTAAGAGCGTCCCATGTATTTTTGTAATGTCTACTTGATTGTGCTTGACTACGTCAAGCAATAGCATACATTTGTTGAATGTCAAGAGCATACGTTGGCATTAATCCAGTAATGGATAGCCACATCCTCCCGTCTGTGATTTATACGATTCCCCAACCTTCTATACTCAAATGAGCATTGTAACCTTTACCACAATTGTTGTTCCAGCGGTGGCTACACTCGCTTACTTTGTCGCAGGGTGCGGAAATATTTACCTTCGCAATTGGCCCGCCGCAGGGATGTGGCTTGCTTATTCCTTTGCCAATGTATGCTTACTTCTTATGGTGTATAAGAAGTGAGTTATAATCATATATATAACAAATAAGGCAGGCTGTTGGCCTGCCTTATGTTTTAAAGGGATGTGTGCTGTTAAGATGGTATGACCCACCAGCGGAGGTTAACGGTGCTTTCGCCGTTCCGTATCATCATCAGCCACACAAAGTGAATTGGCGGTGAACGGAATCAATCGAGGAAATATCTGAATACTCTTGGGGTTAGAGCAATCAGCATAGTCGTAAGACTATGCAACCTTGCATATCATTGCTGTATATGCTTACCAGTTCACCGCCAAAATTGAAAAGAACAATATATAATGTATATATAGATATACATACTAACCGATGAGTTAATCATGTTTAAATATTTGGAATATGCAAGCGTACTTATTTCTAGATTTCGTCCTTGGCTACCTCTTTGTTGTCGCTTTCGACTTCATCTTCTTTGATTTGCTCAACGATTCTTGGGGCTCCAAGGAATCCAAACGCCGCCGAAGCAACAAGTTGCATAACTTCACAGTCCCACAAGTGATTGGCTCTCTTGCCAATTCTTCGCCACTCTGGCTTTCCGTTGTTGCCCATGACTCTAGCCTCAGATTCCATCTGGTCCATATAGTCCTGTCCGCAGTCGTGCGGACACATATGCTTGCCATTCTTCCTCAATCTTGCAAGTTGGTCCTTTAGTGCCAAGTTTGAGAAGTGGTGAACTCTTACAACACCAGTTCCAGCATTTACAAGCCTTGCTGGTGCGTATGTTTTGTTCACTGTCTTATAGCCTCCAGCCATCTGTATTCTCCAAGGAAACTCGCCTCTTGCGTCCCCTCTCAATGCAGTCCATTTATTTATTCCGCACTGTCTTATTACGTCATCAAATTGGTCACCGCAGTCAACGTAAACAAGGGCACTGTTAACACTATGCAACTTCTGGAAAGAAAGAACATCGTGCCAAGTTGATACGAATCTCCAAGCACGGAGACGGCTATCGCCTCCGTCAGACCAACTTCTAACCAGACAGTAGAAGCCGTTTCGCTGAACGTCAACAGTCATAAATCTAGAACTCACCTGTTCTTTTAGCGTCTTATCGTTATGTATTTTCTTGGTCTTTGGGTTTATTAGAGACTCATCTTCCCACTCCTCGCCCTGCTTGTATTCGCCAATAGACTGAACCGCATCAAAGGAATCTGGCTCATCTGTCCAGAACTCTGCCAATTGCTTTTGTTTAAAAATTCGAATTGGGCCTGCGTCACCGTTATAATCAAGCATTGTCTTCGCACGCATATAAGACTCTGCGGCAGTTCCCCACGAGCGAGCGGCAAGACAGTTCCAAGTGTATCCAGCGTTATAATCAGCCGCATTTGGGTTTGTCATAGCATAGAACCCTCTTTCGTTCATCTCGTCACGGGATGCTCTGCTGTCCTTAAATCTGTGATTACAACCTTCGCACTCATAAGTTGTATTGTTTCTTATTTTATTAAAGTCGTACTCACCCTCATATATCATGCAGTCCTCTGGTGTTCTTATCTGTGTCCATTTCCACTCTTGCCTGTGATTACATAGCGGGCAGGCGAATGACCATACTCGCTTATCTGTGGTTGCCCAGAACTCCTCAGTCTCGTCTCCAGCAAACCCGCCTTGTGACATAAAGATGCGTTTGCCAAGCCAGCCGAACGAAGTGACACGGGCGGAGGCTTCCGCCAAGTGTCCCTTTGGGTAGAGCCAAGTTTCGTCAGCAAGTAGCCATCTAATCGAACGTCTTTGAAGGTTCTTTTCGTTGAACGCACCAAGACACCAGAATGTCATGTCATTTGTCTGAACTGTATCCCCCTTGGACTTCTCTTCACCTTTTGGAAGTTTAGCCATTACTGGTGGGCAGTTCTCCCAAAGAACACGAAGTCGTGTTTTCATCCAGTCTGCGGCGTTGTCGTTAGTGTCGTTAAGGAAAAGCGTGGGGGCTGGCTGACGGGCAATAATATAGCACGAAAGCATCTCTGCCGCTAAGGACTTACCAGACTGAATTGGTGCTAGAATCTGAACTAGTCTTTTTTCTGGGTCAGCACACGCACGCAGAGGTTCTATTAGCCAAGGTGTTTCCTTTGCTCTGAACCCAGCAGGCATCGGGGAGAATGGGATTTGTCGTATGTTCTTTTCGAGCCATTCAACAATGTCGCCGCCTTCATCTGGAAGGAATACTTTCCTCAGTCTAGATTCTAGTTCGTCTGCTAGTTTGGTGTCTTTCATTGTTTAAAGTAATATTTTATTTAGTTTGTGTTTCAAGGCAAGAACCTGCGAGTTACAGAGTAGAGAGTAAGCCACCATCTTGCGTGCTTGGCAACAGCAAAGTTTATTTTATAAAAGAACACTATCGCTTGGGCACGCATACTATAC